CAATTTCTTCTTGTTTATCAAGTGATGGGATTGGGATTTTTACACCGATTACTTGAGTATATCTAATAAATGGTATTGCGGTCCCTTTTTGATTTGACATAAATTGTGGTTCAAGTATTATTTTTGAATAATAGTATAAATATTTATCAATCATTATGTTAATATTTTTACTTTTCATAGTAAAACATTGAGACGCCCAAAATGGGTTTCCATAATTATGATTTACATAACCTGAATATGCACCAGTTCCGCATACAATTGTTTCATTACCATTTCTATTATTCGAATTATGAAACCCAACAATTTTAAACCCACCACCAAATATAGGTATATTTCCCTCAACCATATCTTTTTTATCAAGTTGAGAACCATTTTGAAATTCACAAACTTCTCCAAGTGTTTTTACAATAACACCTTCTTCATATTGTTCTTTTTCTGTTTCATCTTTCATATATTCAGCATAATTAAGTGAATATGAATTACTCACAATTTTCTCAATAGGAACTTCAACCAATAGATTTTTTACATCTTCATAAGGATTGTAATCATAAAACTTGACTTTGTTTGTTTGGTGTGTTTTTGAAAACTTGTAATCTCTGCCTGTTTCTTTTTGAGTTTTGGATACTTTAATTTTGGGTTCTAAAACATCAGTTCCTTCTCTCTTTTTCACAAAATAAAATACACATGTTTTTATGGATGTATATGTAAATATGCCAGATGGTAGATAAATAATTTCTTTCAAATCACACGTTTTCATTAAATATTCTCTAATTGCTACTAATGTGGTATTTGTTTTTGAAAATAAATCTTGTCCGTCAGGTAATACTACAGCACATTTACCATTAATCTTTAACATATAAATAATTGCTTGAATGAACAAGGAAACTGCATTATCTGTCTTAATAGGAACATATTCACTTTTTAATGGGCTTTGAAAATCATCATATTTTAATCCTTTAATTCCAAAGGGTGGATTTGCAAGAATATTATCAAACTTTCTTGTTATAGGAACACGAATGCTATCACCTCTGTCTAAACTCTCAAACATATGACCTGATGAGATTAACATATTAGAAACTGCCAGTTGATATGTATCAGGTTCTAATTCTTTTCCATATAATCCTTCTGTTTTGATAAAATCCCAATCAGGTTCAATATTTTTAGTTCTTGCTTGTTCTAAAATATATTGTAAATAAGTAATTAAGAAACCACCTGTTCCCATAGTAGGGTCTCCGCAAGTATCTATTTTTCCATCAGGATGTATTTGTGGATTAATTAATTTTACCATCATTTTTTTTACTAATGGTTGAGTAAAGAATTGCCCTAATACTTTACCTGTCATAATATCTTGAATAACTTCTTCATAAGCATTACCCAATACATCCGAATCAGTATCAGGAAGTGTATTTAATTTATCAATTAATTTTTTATACGTTGATTTATGTTGAATATCAAACCCTTTACCTTTTAAGAATATGTTTTTTGTAGTAGGGTGATTAGATAAAATATCATCCCATAAATACTTCATGTTAACCGGAATATTATCCTCCTTTTCATTTGTCAAATTACTAAAACGGACAATTTCTAATAATTTATTTTTATGTTTTTCAATCATTTCATCTTCAATATGATTGAAATCATATTCATAATTATCAATATCAATTTCACCTCCAAAATGGGGTTCAAGTAATTTCAATATTAACAAATGAGACATAGTTCTTAATGCTTTCTCACCAGTTAAACCTTCATTATCTCTCAATATGTTTAAACAACTTTTGAATACACTAATAAGCGTAGTTTTATTATCCGTTTTAATTTCTTTTGTTTGACTAATTTGTTGCATTTCTGTTAATGTTATACAAGGTGCTTTCTTATTTTGGTGTCTAGTGAAATCAATTTTTTGATTAAAGACCTTTTTACACAAATCGCAGGAATATTGTTTTGACATTGCCATATATTAATATAAGGTATTTTTTCTTTATATTAAAATAAATCAATTTTTTATAATATTATAAAAAAAAGATTTTTTTCCTTAATTATAACAATTCAATATTTACAAAATAACCCCCATTTTCTTTTTCTTATTTATAATAGTAATTATGTCTCGTAAATCCTTCACATTATAGTATTCAACCCATAACCCATTTGGCGGAAATAATGCGTCTATTTTACATAATTCATTACTTACAACTGATAAATCTAAATAATATTTTTTTATTTCAGGTCGCAACAATAAATACTCACCAACTTTATTTTTACAAGTTTCTAAATCATAATATACTCTTTCAATACTTAAATATTCTATCCAGTTTGTAAATTGTCCTTTAAATACAATTTCAGGTTCTTTGGATAATCTATTATCTCTTTCACATAATTCATAATAACTTTCTTTACTTTTTATATTTTTATCAGCAATTATTTTTCTCGCTTTTTCATATGTTGTAGAAAGTGCCGTTCTTTTAATTGTTTTTAATTTTAATTTTTGTGTTAGTTCATCTTCATACTCACCAAATTCATCAACTATTTCCCTTTCTTCTTTTTCTCTTTTTGTTAGTTTTTGTTTTTCAATATCAATTCTAAAGACTTTTATTTTTTGTGTAATAGTTTCATCTTCTAATCCCATTTGATAAATAACTTCTCTTACCTTTTTCAAATCTTGATTTTCATTATTTTCTAACCAGTCATCTCTATTTAAAATTGGTAAAATAATTTTAGTTTTTTTATTTGTATCATTTTTATTTTTTCTACTAGCTCTTAATGCTGATTGAACTATACGAATATTTGATGACATATTTTCAGAAAATACAACCGCATCTATATTATCATTATCATATCCTTCTCCTAAACAATATACACAAGAAATTATTCCAAATTTTGCTTTATCAAACTTATTTATTATGTTTGTTTGGTCTTTTGATTTCATTGTGCCATGATAATTTGAATAATATAAATCAGGTATATCAAAATATTTATGTTCTAAAAGCATTTTAATGTATTGAATAAATTTTAATGAATTATCTTTATTGTTTGTATAATTTAATATATGATGTGAATGTCCGTCAAATATACTTTTCAAAGATGTAAACGCACTCAAAAATAATCTCTTATCATTTTCTTGCGTAATATGAAATCTTAATAATTGTTGTTCCAATTGTTCTTCGTTTGCAATAATAGTTTGAATAACATAATCGCAAATAATATTTTTATCAATTGCCCATAGCAAACATTTTCTATCAATTATTTCGCCAAAATATTCAATATTATCATTTGAAACTACAACGCCATCATCACACATACTTTCAAGTTGTTTAAGTGTCGCGGTTAATGACAATTGTTTAACAGATGGAATGTTTAACATTTGAATATACTTTTTAGAAGTATCTGCCAATCTCATATTATGTGAAGTTAAATGATGACATTCGTCATTTATTTTCATATCAAATACAAATGATATATTTTGTGTTGCGGTATATACTTTGTGGGCTGATGCATAAGTAGTTATTACAATACATTTTTGATTATTTTCTAAAAATTGCATTATATTTTCAATTTCTACACCACCTGAAACAATTAAATATGGAATATGTTGAAACAAAATACAAATCACTTCTTTCCATTGTTTCAATAGTAATTTATTAGGAACCCCAATAAGAATAGTATTTGACTTTAATTCTTGTGTAATCCATAATGAAATTAGAGTTTTTCCTACGCCACATGGAATTATTAATAATCCTTTTCCATTAATTTGAAAATATTCGTATGATTTTTTAATCAGAATTTCTTGGTAATCTCTTGGGATATATGTGACTATTTGTTTATTTGTTTTCTTTGATTTTAGCATTTTAATTAATAAGTTAGTATTTATTTTTTTCATAGTTTGTCTTACTCTATTACATCTTACTAAATCGCTAATTTCTTGTTTAGATAATTTTTTATATTTAATTCCAAGAGTAATTAAATATGGTTCAATAAGAGTAATAATTTTTTTATTGTAAAATTCAGTTCCAGCGTTATATTTAATATGTAATTCATTAAATTCACTTTGTAATAAGCGTTCAATAATTCCCATTTGTGTAATAGGAACTTCAAATACTTCTTCAAAATGTCCTCTTGTAATCTCGCCAGTAGCGTATTGTGTATCCCTTTCAGGAATATTATGGGCTTTACCCAGTTTACACGCATCATAAATCTCATATGATGCGTGATTTCTAGTATAAATATATCCTTTGGTAGAGTTAAAGTTCATATAAGTTATTGAATAATATAATACTGAACTATTAAATCAATTTTTTTTATAATATTAAATTTATAATATATTATTAAAATACTTTTATATCTATAATAAGTATTTAACAATTAAATAAATATTGCGGTATCAATGTTAAATGCGTTTCCTGTGGATAATTGTGGTATTTGGGTATACCGAGAGTTTGTAAGTAACTTGCGCATATTTTGTATTAATTGTTTCCAAGATAATTTTGAATTACTATTAATAGATTCAATAAATGACCATGTCATAGCACCTTGTGATATATTATTAATAAAAGCATCAGCACTTGTTTGTTTATCTGTACATCCACTGATCATTATAACATTTCCGGGAGTATCTGTTGCTTTATTATTTTCTGTATAATTATCATAATTTAAACTATCTAAATATTGATATTTAAGGTCTAACACAGTACCACTATTACAACAATCAAATAACGCAAATAGCGTAACACTTGGTTTTAAATATGTTTGAATAACTGTTTTTAATTCATCATCTGTAATAACGTTAAAATCTAAAGGTAGAATTACTTCGTCACGACTATCAGTTTCATCCCCATTTTTATCTAATACTTGCGAACCGTGACCACTATATGAAAAAAATAGTAAATCATTGTTGTTAGAATTAGTTAATAATTTGGTTAATTCAGTTAAAATGTTACTTTTATTTGGTTTTTGTTCAGTTTCATCTGTTAAAATATTAATATTATTAAACCCAGTTTTGTTTATTATAGATTTAAGATTATTAACATCATTAATACACCCATTCAACTTATATGCTGTATTATTATAATTACATCCAATAAGTAACGCATTTTTATTTTTAAAATTTGTATCTATATTTGGTGCATTTGGCGTATTTTGTATACTTGGTATATTTGGTTGATAAGCATTAATGCTATTAACCGCATTATTATAGGCATTTGTTAACTTGTTAATGTGTGTTACGTATGAAGATCTTAAATAATTAATTTGCACAATTTTAACATTTAGCCTTAATCTAGACTTTAAAACAAAATTTATTAAATTATTAAAATAATTTGTTAACGCATTTTTGTCACTATTAAATTTGCTTTTTAATTTGTCAATTGTATTTTTTTTGTATTTTTGTAATTCTATACTCATTATAAATTATAAATAGATTTTTAATAATACAAAAAATATAATTTTGTGTATTATTTTAATATTTAATATTTAATCATTTTTGTTAGCAAAAGGTCCAGATTTTAATTGACTTTGCCCATAATCAGTCTTCCCAATAACAACATTTTCTCCATCGAATAATTCACTTCTAATATCAGCAACGGAAATTTCTTCAGAATTGAATGTTTGTTCAGTTGTAGTGTGACCGACGCCAACAAGATTTCCGTCATTATCAATGTCTTGGGTAATGATAGTGCCGTGCTTATCAGCATTTTTTTTATTTTCATCAATTGCTTTCTGTTTAGTTTCTTTAACTCGTTGTTCAAAGGTATTTTTAGCAACTTCTTCATTCTTTTTCTTTTCGTGAACAAGGTGATTTAATTCTTCTTCCATGTATTCAACTCTGCCAGTTTTATATGCTTCAGGTTCCCAAGGAAGCCAAGTTCCAATAGGTCCAACAAATATATCAAAACTAGGATCAACTTCTCTTAAAAGTTTAGCGCGTAATTCGGCCTCTTCCTGAGAAGAAAAATTGCCTCTAGCTTTAAACCCTTTAACAGATGTTTGAAAGTTGTGTTTTACGTTAAATTTTTTTTCAAGTTCATCTTCATCGCGATCCAAAAATGTTTTGTAATCATCTTCAAAGGATGATTTAATAATTGTGTCGCGTTCCTCTTTAACAAATGTTTCAAAATCTTTAATAACTTCTTCAAATTGTAATTTGTATTTAAATGAAATAAAATTTAGGAATTGATGAAACTTTTCCATAGATTTATTCATTTCCCATTGTTTTAAAAATTCTTCAAAGAAAAACATTTCACGTTGCTTTAGAATTTTTTCTGGAGAAATAAATGAAAAACAACCAAAAGTTTGTCCTGCGATAGGTTTATCAACTTCTAATAAATCAACGTATTTATTATTAGAAGAACCGTCCTTTTTTTGTTTTCTTTCAAATCCTTTTTTGCCTGTATTTTTATTCATTTATAATATTTAGTAATATTTAATTCTAAGTTTTAATTTATATAAATTAATATTTTTTTCTTTTTAATTTATATAAAGATGGAAATGTTTGACGTTACCGAACTTATTAAGCGTATTATTAAGTATTTAATTGAGGGTTTGATGGTTGCTATTGCCGCCTTTGCTATTCCAAAGCGTTCATTGAATCTTGAAGAAATTGCCCTAATTGCCTTAACTGCTGCAGCTACTTTCGCTATTTTGGACACTTACATTCCTTCAATGGGAGTATCTGCTCGCTCAGGAGCTGGATTTGGAATTGGTGCAAATTTAGTCGGGTTTCCTCGGTGATTTAACTATAATATGGTAACAATTCTTTAAATTAATTTACAATATATAATTCCGATATAAAATTGAATTATATATTGAACTAATATATTACTATATCCTGTTATGATGTTATATAATTACGAAACACTAAAAACACATTGTCTTACCAATGATATTCAATTAGTAAATGATTACGCAGATGTAAAAATGAATAGAGAGGTTTATATTATAGGAATTTGTAAAACAATAACTGACAATTGTGAAAAAATATTCGACAAAACATTTCGACAACTTGTAAAAACAGGTCCATATTGCCTAAATTGTGCGATTGAAAATGGAAAGCAAAAATATAAACTACAATGTAAATATAATTTACAATATCTAAGCACGTTTTGTAATCAAAATAATATAATATTGATAGATGAGTATAGCAAAACAATAAATAGAACAGAAGTTCCTGAATTATGGTATACTGATAAAACTAACAAATTAAGAAGACATTTTGTAGATATTTATATTAAATCTCAAAATCGTTGTATTGAAGTAAAATCTGCTTGGACAAATCAAGAAAAAAACAACGTGTTAGAGAAGAAAGAATCTGCCATAAAGTTAGGTTATAAGTATGCTATATGGATTTTTGATAGAAATGGAAATAAATTACAAGTGTTATAAATAAAAACAAATATTAAATATGTAAATTATATATATATTTATATGAGTGTGATATTTAATTTGTTTGTTTCTTTGCTACATTTTTTATTAACATATACCATTTTTATAATTGTGTTGATATCTAACGATACTAAAATACTATTTATAATGTTAATGATAATGTTTATTATTAAATATTTTTATTATTTTTTTGGAAGATGTATTTTAACACTTTATGAATATAATAATTATTTTCCGACAATAGCAGAAGTTTTTTCAAACACATTAACAAATAAATTGCCCGATAAAAAATCAGAAGAAGTTATCATTAATATAGGAGTATTAATGATTTTAAATAAATTGTTGGTTTTATTAATTTATAATTACTATAAAGATAAATAATAATCTTTATTTATAATAACATAATGTTAGATTTATTAAATAAAAAATATTTACCTGATTTTTTTAATAGTCAATTTATTCCTAATTTTTTTGTTTTAATATTAGGAATTTTATTAACATATAACAAATATTCTCCATTTCTAATAGGAATATCTATATTTATTCTGTATGTTTATTCATATTTTATTCATGTGCTATTTCATAATTTACCAGAAATAATAAATATGCACGTGAATCTTCATCATAATTACGAAGAAAATAAAAATATTGGTAAAAGAATATTTAATTTATTAATTGAAATTGGTACAAATATATTATTTTTTGTTATATTTTATTATTTTCAGAAATTGTTACATATAAACTTTGTGCCTGAAATAATAATATTTTACTATGGGTTTCTGTATACAACAGTTCATATTATAAATTATTCTATTTTTCATACGGCAAATGAACACGTATTACATCACGATACAACAGATGATAATACCGTAAAAACATGTAATTATGGTCCTGATTTAATGGATAAAATATTTGAAACTAATTATAGTAATAAATTTGAAAATTATAATCATATAATACCAAATATAATGATGAGTTTTTTAATAACATATTATTTTTATAAACCTACTTTGTTTTGATAAAAAAGTTTTCTAAACAGTTGGAATAAATTCCCAATCTAATTCAACGCACATTCGCTTCCAAGTTTCATCTTGTTCAATAAGTTTTTCCCTATCCTTGAGTAACGGAATATCATGTAAATATTGTGTCTCCTCAAGAAGTTCGCAAAATTTAAAAAGAACATAATAATAGTTTAAAAAATTAATACGATAATCAGGACAAGTTTTAGCGTATGGTGCTTGTATTTCCATAAATAAATTACATAATGTGTCTTCTAATTCGGGACTAAATACAGGAGGTTTAATTCCTAATTTATTTTTAATAAATGCGATGTGTTCATAATATTTATTAAATCCTAATTTTTTAAGAATTTCTTTTGTTTTATGATGTGTTAATTGTTTTAGTCCAATTCTTTCTTTTTTAATTTGTTGTTGTATTTGGTCAATGACATCATTAGAAATTTGTGTAGTTTCTTTTCCTTGAAATTGAGACAATATCTCTTTAAAATGATTAATTTTTTTGTAAGCGTAAAAACAAACTTCTTTTGGAGGTTCTTTGTAACTCGGTTTTTCATTTTCAATAAGATAAGGAATATTTACCGCGCAAATATTACAAATTAAAACACCTTCATCGTCAAGTGGAATCATTTCTCCTTTATAACAATTTTGACATATATCAGAATCTCTTACAAAGGCATTCATATCAAGAAAAGATTCATCAATATTAGTTAAATATTTTTGAACTAAATTTTTGTTTTTATTTTCATCAATATTTTTATCTTTTTCTTGTTTTATTTTAAAAATATTAAAAAGTAATTGATTTTTAGATGTGACTACTTTGTTAGTTTCTTCAATATTATTAATATTTTTTTTATTTTCAAAATATTCAAAAATATATTTTGAGTTATTAAGAAAATAATTATTTTTTTTATGTTTTAACTCTTTTATTGTTTCATTAATATCTTTAATTCTATCTTTAATTTCCATAATTTGGTCAATTGTAAGTTTATTTTCTAATTCAAGTTGTTTATTAAGCATATATCTTTCTTCTTTAATTCTAGGAATAGTATCAAATTCATCTTTAATAAATTCATTAACAAACTCTTTATGCTTACTATCAAGACTTGAGGTATATTTTTTACATACCTTAATTTTTTTAGAAGTTTTGGGTTTAAATGATGGCATTAATATATATATATATGATTTTGTAGAAATATTTAATTATTTATTTTAAAAATATATAATTTTTATTAATTTATACATTAATACATTTGATTAGAAAAAAGGAAAAAGAAAAAAGAAAAAGGGATAATAAATAATTTAGTTAAAAATTTAGTTAAAAAACAAAATAAATACTAACATGTAATTGTAAAAAATGAATATAGAAATAAATTTAGAAAATGAAAAAAGTTTAGAAATAGATAAAATAAAATTTCAAAAAATGGTATTTTTATATAACGCTTTAGATAATGGTTGGTCAATTAAAAAAAAACAAAATTCGTATATATTTAAAAAAAACCATGAAGGTAAAAAAGAAGTATTAAACGAATCATATTTATCCATATTTATGAAGGATAATGCCGATATAAATAATTTGCTGTCCTGATTATGAAAGTAAACTCAAAATTAATTAATTTTAATTTAATTAATTAATTAATTTTTATAAATTTTTTTTCTTTTAGGAATGTATAAAATGGGAGGTGGATTAATGCAACTCGTGGCCTACGGAGCCCAAGACGTGTACCTTACAGGTAACCCTCAAATTACTTTTTGGAAAGTGACATATCGCAGATATACTAACTTTGCGATTGAATCTATTGAACAAACTTTTAATGGACAGGCAGATTTTGGACGTCGTGTACAATGCACAATTAGTCGAAATGGTGATCTTGCTTACAGAACTTATTTACAGGTAACATTGCCTGAAATTAACCAACTTATGGGTATTGCCTCATTTGCTGCTGGTGTTGGTTCAGGTGTTTATGCCCGTTGGTTAGATTTCCCTGGTGAGCAATTGATTGCCCAGGTTGAAGTTGAAATTGGTGGTCAAAGAATTGATCGTCAATATGGTGACTGGATGCACATTTGGAACCAACTTACAATGACTTGTGAGCAACAGCGTGGATACTTCAAGATGATTGGTAATACCACTCAACTCACTTTTATTACAGATCCTTCTTTCTCTGAAGTTGATGGACCTTGTGACTCCTTGGCTCCTCGTCAAGTTTGCGCTCCTCGTAAC